TACTGATAGAAGATGATTACAGCTGCAGAAAATGGCAGCCTGACTGGAAAGAACGATTTATGATTCGGTTTCTCAGAACAAAGTGAGGTAAGCAAGATGGTAAGTAGGATAAAAGAAAGATTGCTGCAGTATAAACAGGAACTGCAGAAACAGACGATGTACAAGGAAGGATTGCCAGGGAGCTCTCTGGATATTGTAAATAGTCTTCTGGATGATCTGGAAGAGGATGAGAAAGAAAATGGGTGGATTCCAGTAGATTGGAGATTACCAGAAACAGATGACTATATCCTGGTTTCATTCAGCAACTACATCTTACCGGATATTGGACGATACGAAGCTGATAAAGATGGAGGAGGCGCCTTTTTCCCGGGAAACGAAGAAAGAAGCTATGTATCGTTTGGATTATTTGTCAATGCTTGGATGCCACTTCCGGAACCGTATAAGGAAGATTAAGCGGAATTTGTAACAAATGAAAGGAGATGGAGTTGATTGAAATATCCAGAAAACAAATGATTTGCTCCTTAAAACGGCTTTACCGCTGTTGATGGGAGTAAGGACAGATGATGGAATACCAGCATTGTATGCAGGAGTGAATTATGGAATTAAAAGAACTCACCAGTAAAGTAATAGAACTGTTAAAGATCGAAAGCCCAGAACAGATTCCAGATTCTTTGATGAAAATTGTACTGAATGGAAAAACGGAATATTTCGACAAATTCTGCAATCTGGTAGAGGACTTGTCTATTGATTGGCTACAGAAGATCTTCCAGTATTACCTTGCTGATAGAAAAGTAAAGATGCAGGATTACACGCCTGTTTCACTGGCAAAATTTGTTGGAAAACTAGTACGGACAGAAAATGAACGCACTGTATATGATTTATGCGCCGGAAGTGGTGCATTGACTATTCAAAAATGGAATCTGAATAATGAGTTGAAATTCGTATGCTATGAGTACGATAAAACGGTTATTCCGATTTTGCTTTTCAATTTGGCGGCAAGAAATATTGATGCAGTTGTTGTAAATGGAGATGCATTGCAGGATGAAGTTTTTGCAACTTATCTTGTAAAGAAAGGTGATAAATATTCTTCTGTAAAAAAGACAGAAAATTTTAAGCCAGAAAAGACAGATAGTTGTATTTCAAATCCACCATATAATATGAAGTGGAAGATACCGCCGTTTGCACAGTTACAACCTCGCTTTAACGACTGTGAGTTACCGCCAGAAAGCAATGCAAATTACGCTTTTATTTTGACCGCATTAGATAACTGCAAGGAAAAAGTTTCAATGATTCTTCCGTGTGGGATATTAACTTCAAAACTAAAAAATGAAATAGAAATAAGAAAGTATCTTATTGAGAAGAATCTGATAGAATCAGTTATTTTGTGTCCAGATAAAATGTTTGAAGCTACTTCGATTGCAACTTGTCTTTTGACACTGAACAAGAAAAAAGAGACAACACATATTGCATTTTTAGATATGCGTAAAACTTGCGATGTAGAGCAAAGAGAACAGAACGGACAGTTTGGTGGGGCAAGCCACGAAAACAGAACATACAAAAAAACAGTTAATGTTTTTGCTGATGAACAGCTGGAAAATGCCATTGATTCTATCGTTAATCAGAAAAATGTCGTCGAATTTTCAAAAAGCGTGCCTTTTCAAACTGTAGTAGAAAACAGATATACTCTTCTCCCAACACAATACCTTAAATTTAAAGAAGAGGATCTTACACACAGAGATTACGGAGAAATCATTGACGACTTAAACAGAGTTATTAATGAGAAAAATGGTCTCAAACTGACAATGAATGAAACACTTGCAAAATCAATCGGATTGTATGACATATTCCAGATGTTCAAGCGGTCGGAAGAAACAGCGGATTCCATGAATCAGATGCTTACTTTTACCGGAAAGAAAATCGAAAAAGAAAACTTTATTTCCATGACGAAGAAAGCAGGAGAACTGAAATTTGAAAACGGAAGCAAGAACAACATATCAACTATATTACTTTCGATTTTACAAATGTGGAAACAACACATAATGTATCTGAACAATGAAGAAAACAGATATTTGATAGAATTGAGAGACGCACTTTTACCAGATTTAATGTCTGGAAAAATTGATTTACGAGGCGACAAATAATGTGATACCGATTCTATATGCGGAGGAGTGTGAAAATTATGAGACTGATTGATGCTGATAAGTTGATATTGCATTTAAACGATTATGCCCTGCAAGAATCCCCAAGTAATGTAGAATCTGCTGAGGACAGAAAAATTTCAAGGGCATTATATAAAGCAATAACGGACTGCGTTGAAGCTGTAGACAAACAGCCGACAGCTTTTGATGTAGATAAGGCTATTAGCGAATTGGAAAGAGATAAATTCATTGAATCAGAATGTATTTTATCTGATGTGCATCAAGGATACAATGCTGGACTGAGCAGGGCAATCGAAATCGTGAAAGGCGGTGGAGTTGAATGAGAGAAATTCTTTTTTAGGCAAAGCGGATTGATAACGGCGAATGGGTTGAGGGATATGTAGTTCGCAAACGTGGATTATATTTTTATTTATGATATTGTAAATTCAGAATCATGCAGACAGAACAATTATGAAATTGATCCAGAAACCGTCTGCCAGTTCACAGGACTTTGCGATAAAAATGGCAGGAATATTTGGGAGAACGATATTTGTGATCGCAAAGAAAAATATCCAGAAATTGTAAAAATGAACAATGGGGATTGGACATTGGATTATAGTTATGTGTTCGGAAAAGAATATGGATATAGCTTTTGTAATCTTGGATTCTATGCTACAGAAAGAAAATGCATTGAAGCAATCGGAAATGTTTTCGATAATCCAGAATTATTACAAGAGGAATATGAAAGGGCAGATAAATAACGAATGGAGCTGTGAATACATGACTCCGTTCGGATGAAAGGCAAGAGAGGAGAGACTAGAGATGAACAAAGTAATTTTAATGGGGCGTCTTACCAGAGATCCAGAGGTAAGATACACCTCAGGGGAAAATTCATTGGCAATTGCCAGATACACACTGGCAGTAGATAGAAAGATCAGAAAAGATGGAGATGCAACGGCAGACTTCATTCCTTGTGTAGTATTTGGCAGATCTGCCGAGTTCGTGGAGAAATACTTCCGAAAAGGATTGAAGATTACAATCGCAGGCCGTATTCAGACCGGAAGTTATACCAACCGTGATGGACAGAAAGTTTATACGACAGAGGTTGTTGTAGAAGAACAGGAATTTGCAGAAAGCAAAGGCTCTGGATCTGGCAGCAGTCAGCAGAATGTTCCACAACAATCACCAGATGTGGGACCTGATGGTTTCATGAATATCCCGGATGGAATTGAAGAGGAACTGCCATTTAGTTAATGTCCGACTCGGACAAGATGAAAGAAGGAAAAATATGAGCGGACTTAAATTTCCAAAAGAAGAAACGAAGAAAAAAAAGGATGTCCCATCCAGCAAGCATCCTTTCAAGCCAAAAAGGAAGATGTTACCTGTGCGGGCGATATGCACAGACTGAAGAACATCACATATTTGGCGGTCCAAATCGGACATTATCAGAGAAATATGGATTAAAAGTATATTTGTGCCTGGAATGCCATCAGTTCGGAAAGCATGCGGTACATAAAGACCAGGCGGTGATGGAAGAACTGCACCGGCAGGGACAGGAAGCCTTTGAAATCCAGACCGGCAGCAGGGAACAGTTCCGGAAGATCTTCGGGAGGAGCTGGCTATGACGTTATACGAGATCACAGACACAGAAGGAGAAATCTTAGAGGACACTGTGACAATCAAAGAAGCATCCAGAATAGTAAACCGCCAAATAGATAGTTTATACGGTGCCGCAGCAGAAAATAGGACGATCAACGGAAAATACCGCCTGAGGGCAGTAGATAAAACCATAAGCAAAACCAGGGATGCAGTGATGCTTGCAGAATATGACTGCATCCGGCAGCAGCTATTGGGAGCGAAGAAATGAGCGCAAAGATAATCCTGCATCCTTCCCACAAAGGATATTGCTAGGAATGCGTATATCATGAAAGGAATGGCCAGTGTACAAATAAGGAATATCAGAAGAATATCTACAATGTCTGCTGTGTATGGCACTATTGCAAATTTAAGAAAGTGAGGAAATGAAAAATAAAAAGAGCAGAAATAACAGAATTTCTTAGACAGCAAAAGGGAAACGGTGCGAAAGGAAGATGTAATGAAGAGGGTGAAAAGGTGGTAGATGTAATCATAGCAATGGGAATTGGTGTACTGATCGGAGCCTTTGGCGTGATCGCCTGGTGTTTGCATGAATCAAAGAAAGATAGGGGAGAGAAAAGATGAACAAAGCAATTTTAATGGGACGTTTAACAAGAGATCCAGAGGTAAGATACACCTCTGGAGAAAATTCATTGGCAATTGCCAGATACACGCTGGCCGTAGATAGAAAGATCAGAAAAGATGGAGATGCAACTGCGGACTTTATTCCCTGTGTAGTGTTTGGCAGATCTGCCGAGTTTGTGGAGAAATACTTCCGGAAAGGCTTGAAGATTGCTATTGTGGGACATGTTCAGACTGGAAGTTATACCAACCGGGATGGACAGAACGTTTATACTACAGAGGTTGTTGTGGAAGAACAGGAATTTGCTGAGAGTAAAAATTCTGGATCCGGCAGCAGCCAGCAGAATGCTCCGCAGCCATCTCCAGATGTAGGACAAGACGGCTTCATGAACATTCCAGACGGAATTGAAGAAGAACTTCCGTTCAGTTAGAAAACAAAGAAAAGGTAAGAAGGAAGAACTATGAGCGGACTAAAATTTCCGAAAGGTGAAAAAAAGAAAAAAAGAATGTCCCATCCAGTAAGTATTCTTGGAAGTAGAAAAGACAGGTGCTACTTGTGCGGCAGATATGGACATACTGAAGAACATCATATATTTGGTGGCCCGAATCGGACACTATCAGAAAAATATGGATTAAAGGTTTATTTGTGTCTGGAGTGTCATTCGAGTGGTAAACATGCTGTACATAGAGACAAAGCAGTAATGGATGAGCTTCACAGACAGGGACAGGAAGCCTTTGAGAACCAGATTGGCAGCAGGGAACAGTTCCGGAAGATCTTCGGGAGGAATTGGCTATGACATTATATGAGATCACAGAAGACATAACAAAAGAATCAGAAGAGGCAGTAACCATAAAAGAAGCATCAAAAAGGCTGAACCGAACAGTCGGGAGTTTGTACGGCGCCGCAGCTGAAGGAAGAAGGATAAACGACAGATATTATCTAAGAGCCGCAGACCGAACCCTCAGCAGAAACAAAGACCGGAACCTGCTTCTGGAGTATGATCTGATCCGGCAGCAGTTATTGAGGAAAAAGAAATGAGTGCCAAGATAATCTTGCACCCAGACCATCCTGGATATTGTAAAGAGTGTATATACGACACAAAAGACGGTCAGTGCAGGAATGAAGAGTATAAGAAAAACGCATATACAGTCATTTGTGTTTGGCGTTATTGCAAATATAAGAAAGTGATAAAAGAAAGGGAAAGGCTATGAGCAGAGTAAAAGAGAGACTCAAACAGTACAAGTGGGAACTGGAAAAGCAAACTCAATATAAGCAGGGACTTCCAGGAAGTGCACTTGATATTGTAAATACGCTTTTAGCAGATCTGGAAGAGGATGAGAAGAAAAAAGGTTGGATTCCAGCAAAGGAAAAACCTACAGAGTATGGACAGTATTTGGTTACTTTCAAGAAGAATACAAAGGTTTATATTGCAGAATATGGGATCTGCCAGATGCCAGTGACGGTATTGGGACAGCCTATTGGATGCGGATGGTACAGTTCAACGGGATATTACTATGCAGAAGATAGCATTGTTGCTTGGCGACCGCTTCCAGAACCGTATAAGGAGAATGAGAAACGTGAGATTGATTGATGCAGACTTACTGAAGAAAAATTGCAAATGCAGTGGAAAATTTGAAGATAACTTTCAATGCGTGCCATTATCTACACTCTCGAAAGTAATTGATAATCAGCCGACCGCCTATGATGCGGATAAGGTTGTGAAACAGTTGGAAGAAAATAGGTGGATTCCTGTTGCCAAGGGACTGCCAGAAGAATTAGAAACAGTACTTGTCTGGTTTGAATATTACAGATATGGAAATTTTAACTGTATGTATCAAACATATGGGCTAGGATATGTTGTTGGAGGTAAATTTAGTGGAATAATTAATGGGACGAGTGGCTGGAAGAAATTAAAAGTCATTGCATGGATGCCACTTCCAAGACCATATGAGGAGGGGAAATAGTATGAGACTGATTGACGCTGATAAGGTTCTTGAAAGATTACAAGAATGGAATACATCAGATAAAATGGATAAAGCACTATATAACTTTGCACGAAACAGAATTGTCGAACAACCAACAGCCTATAATAGGGATAAGGTTGTGGAGCAGCTGGAAGAGATCAAGAGAATGATGGAATCAAATATCAGCCCAGATTGTTTTCGGGAGGAATGTATAGAAGCTGATTGCACAGTCTGCCTTGCTGGTAAGGTGATCGAAATTGTGAAGGGTGGTGGGAATGAATGAGAGTGGAAGAAATTGCATTAAGACAGGAAATTAGACAAATGATGAATGAAGCTGGATTGAATAAGAATACTATTCGCAAAATGGCTCAGAAACTTTTAGAAGAAGAGGTTAAAAAGCAAGTAAAAACTGCTTTTGCACAAAATAATATTGAGAGGATAGTTACAAGAAATATAAGCAAATGGGATTTGAGAGAAGCAGTAAAAGAAGGAGTAAGGGATTACGTCAAATCTGATATTAAAGTATCAGTAAAAATTGAAGAGGGGGTATCCGAGTGAGAGACATTCTTTTCCGTGGAAAGCGGATTGATAACGGCGAATGGGTAGAAGGATTTTATTATAAAATGGCAGAAACAACCTATTATTTGATTTGGAGAATTTTGCAGTTGCCGGAAATAGCTTTGATAATCCAGAATTATTACAGGAGGCAGAGAAGTAATGGAGCTTTTATTGAAGGATCATGTTATGAGAGAAATCCAGGAAGACAGAGAAACTAGCCTAAGATGTTACGAGGATAAACCAACGAGAGACATCGTAAATTTTTGCTATGATTGCATTGAAAAAGCTATTAATGATCTTCCGCAGGACTATCCCGGAAATACATATGAAGTGGAACGGTGGATCCCGGTTACGGAGAAAATGCCAGAAGAACATAATTCTATATTTGCAAAATGGAAAGGCACAGAACATTGGAGCGATGCAATGTTTGAAAAGAGATCCAATGAGGTGCTTGTAACAGTTGAATATCCAGATGGAACAAGAATTACAGAAGCAACATACACAATTGATGGAAAGTGGAAAATGATAGCAAAAGTGCTTGGAGGAATTGTGATTGCCTGGAAACCATTTCCGGAACCATATAAGGAGAATTGACAAAATGAGCAGAATACTACCAATCCTTTTTAACACAGAAATGATCCAGGCTATATTGGACGGTAGGAAGACCTGCACCAGGAGAATCGCAAAGAAAGTTCCAAAAGAAACATACAGAATTGAGGAAGAAACACAAAATGGAAATCTGATGTTTCAATGTATTTGGGGCGGCTGTATGCCAGATGTTCCGGGATTTGTGGATGGTTATACGAATTTGAGTCCACTATATCAACCTGGAGATATATTATGGGTGAGAGAAACCTGGTGTTGGTGTCCATGCTGGGATTGTGGTATGGATACAGAAGAGGGATGCTGTGATAAGGAAACAGATCGGACCTATCATCCAGATCGAAGAGAATATGGATGTTATGGATATAAAGCATCATTTCAAGAATATGAAGAGCCATTTGAAAAATGGCATCCATCAATTCATATGCCAAGAAAAGCAGCACGCATTTTTCTTGTGGTCAAAAACGTAAAATTAGAACCACTGCAGGATATAACAATAACCGAAATTCGTAACGAGGGACTTTCTTCCATGGCAGTTCATGCTGGAGATACGGAAATGGCAATGGCTGAATGGAAAAGCCTATGGAATGGCACTGTCAAGAAAAATGATCTTAACCGTTACGGCTGGGAAGCAAATCCATGGGTATGGGTAATTGAATTTGAACGAATTGACAGAATCGTGGGAGGTGAGACAAATGGACAAGAGAATTCTGGAACAGTACATAGATGCTTGTGCACTGATCGAGGAGACGGAAGTGGAGATTCAAAGGTTGAGGAAAAGAAAAGAAGTAACTCAGGATTCTGTCCGGGGCAGTAATCCTGAATTTCCTTACCAGCCGCAGAGCTTTCGAATCCAGGGAACGCGAGAAACCATGAAAGATAGAAATCTCATGGATGAAGAGGAAAAACTCCTGGAAGAAAGAAAAGAAAACGCGAACAGGATAAAACGAGACGTGGAGCAGTGGATGAATAGGATCCCAATGAGAATGCAAAGAATCATCAAGTGGAAGCTGTTTGATGGATTGACCTGGCAGCAGGTGGCACGAAAACTGGGACCTAAAGCCACAGAGAATTCTGTGAAAAAAGAATTCGAAAGATTTTTAAGAAAAAAATAAAAAATGTCACGAATGTCACACATGTCACGATTTAATATGTAATAATATAAACTGAACCAAGTGGATAAAGAACACTGTTCGGTTCAAGTAAACCCCACAGATTAAGTAAGTATGATTGCCAGGTAAAATGCCTGGCAGTTGTATTGAAAAATCAAAACTCTCCTTAATGAGTAATGAAGATGCAAGTGCCGCAACACTGTCTGTGTACTTCGAGGGTAGGAATGAGATTTCTTAAATAATGTTGCAGACGTAAATAAAAAGAATCAGGGAAGAACTGGGAAACCTCCATGCGATTGGTATAGCGGCACGTATGGATTGCAAACCCGGAACATAGCTCAGTGGTAGAGCAGCTGGCTTATAACCAGTGTGTCGGCGGTTTGATTCCGCAGGTTCCGATTCGGTTGTGCCGCCGATATAATGGTACGATATCGACTCATACATATTTTTCTAAGAACATCCGGTTGAATGCTGGATGTTCTTTTTATGCAGCAGAAAGGCAGGACAAGCATGGCAAGAGAATTTGCAAAAGCATTTTATCAATCAAGACAATGGCAGAAGTGCAGAACTGCTTACATAGCTTACCGAAAATCCATTGATGGTGGAATGTGTGAGTCTTGCCATGAAGCGCCTGGATATATTGTGCACCACAAGATACATCTTACTCCAGAGAACATCAATGATCCAGACATCAGCCTGGGCTTTGGCAATCTGAAATATGACTGCCATGCTTGCCATAATGCAGAACATGGGGCAGCAGCTGTTCCAGGTTTAGTTGAATATACCTTTGATTCACAGGGCAATCTGGTGCTAGGCCCCCCTAAAAACGATTAGGGCATAGGGGAACACGAACCGGGAGGGGAGATTAATTTTTACGCACGAAGAAATCGCGTGACCGGTGTAGTAGGAGGTGAGAACGTTGCAGAAAAATAACCCGATTTTTGCCGAAACAGGGGAACTCTTGAATAAAGAAGCAATGATTAAAAAAGAACTGAAAAAAATAAAATCAATTTACAAAGATCTGGATTTGAAGCGTAAGAAAAATGCGGAATCGCTTATGAATTCTGCAGCGTTTATGGCTGTTTCCATGATGGAATTAGAGCACATTATCAACCTGAAAGGATACACGGAAGAGTACCAGAATGGGGCGAATCAGAAGGGGATTAAAAAGTGCAGTGAGGTTGAAATCTATAATAACCTGGCAAAAAATTATCTTTCTTACGTGAAACAGCTAGACGATATGCTTCAAAAAGCAGGAGGACAGACCAAGAGTGATGAGCTCATAGACTTTCTGACGGGCGGTGGGTAAATGACGGAATTTGAGCAGTATTTCACCGGCCTTTTGGATGGTAAGATTGTAGCCTGTGAAAAAATGAAAAGAATTGCAGATGTTCTTCTGGAACAGTATTACTCTCCAGGAGAGTATCATTTTGATTTCGACATTGCCAAACGTCACATAGATTTTATTGAAAAGTTCTGCAAAATTCCATCTGGTAGAATTGGAGCACCGCTAAAACTGGAACTATTCCAGAAGGCAAGGTTCCAGGCAATATTTGGCTTCGTGGATGATAATAACATTCGTCAATATAATGAATGCTTGATCGTTGAAGGAAGAAAAAATGGAAAAACAACAGAAACAGCAGCGATAGAAATTGATCTTTTGGTAAATGACAGGGAAGGAGCACCACAGATCTACAATGTGGCAACTATGCGCGATCAAGCTACTCTTGGCTTTGCAGCATGTCACAAAATGGTTCAGCAAAGTCCCTTATTAAGCAAGCATATCAAAAAGAGAGCAAGTGACCTTTATTTTAAACAGAATTTTGGATTTATAAAAGCATTGGCAAGTAATACCAACAGCCTTGATGGACTTGATGTTCATGGTGGGGTTATTGATGAACTTGCGGCTATAAAAAATAGAGATATTTATGATTTGGTAAAACAGGCAATGGGAGCTAGACGGCAACCGTTGCTTTTTTGTATTACAACAAACGGATTTATCAGAAATGGAATATTTGATGCACAGTATGACTATGCGGCAGGAATCCTGGAGGGAAAAATACAGAATAATAGATTTCTTCCGTTCATTTATGAACTTGATGACAGGGAAGAATGGGATAAAGAAGAATGCTGGGAAAAGGCAAATCCTGGCCTTGGTCCGATTAAATCTTACGATTATCTCCGCCAAATGGTGCAGAAAGCAAAAGCTGATCCTACATTCAAACCAACAGTTCTTGTAAAAGACTTTAATCTTAAGCAGACAGCAGAAACTGCATGGCTTCGGTGGGAAGATCTTAATAATGAAGAGCGAATTGGAGATAAAAAATTTCGTTATGGAATTGGCGGGTTTGATGCAGCTGATTGTGTGGATCTGAATGCTGCGAAGGTACTCTGCATGCGCAAGGGTGATGAAAAGATTTATGTTAAGCAGATGTACTGGCTTCCACAACGTGTATTGGATGAATATGAAAACTCCGGCAGAAGACAGGGACGTGACAATGCACCATACACTTTGTGGAAAGAACAGGGCCTGCTGAGAACGGTTGATACCTATAAGGTGAATAAGAAGGTGATCTTGGACTGGTATCTGGAAATACAGGAGAAAGAGGATATTTACATGATGGCAATAGGCTATGATCCCTGGCATATTGATGATTCACTTTTGCGAGAATTCGAAGCAGCTTTTGGAAAATCTGCAATGATACCGATCCGACAGGGCGTTGCGACTCTTTCTCAGCCCATGAAAGAGTTAAAGGCGGATCTGAGTGCAAAGAAGGTCGTTTACGATAACAATCCAATTGACAAAATGTGCCTGGCAAATACGGCGGTAAGGACTGACATAAATGGAAATATTCAGCCTGTAAAAACAGATGATCCAAGAAAAAGAATTGATGGAACTATGGCGTTGGTTGATGGCTATGTAGTCCTTAGAGATAAATTTGATGAGTATATAAGTTTGATTTAAGCAGGAGGTATATATGGCATTTTGGAACAGAAACAAAAACCGAGGAAGGGAACCTACCGCAGATAAGCCAAATACAAGTGAACAATATAAAATGGTGACAATCTGGGGCGAACATTATTATTCTTGGAATGGAAAACTGTACGACAGTGATATCATCCGGGCCTGTATTCGTCCAAAGGTGAAATCTATCGGAAAACTTGTGGCAAAACATATACAGGAAAACGAAAAAGGGTTAAAGGTAAACCCCAAAACCAGTATAAAGATGCTTTTAAGTAACCCGAATCCTTATATGACCGGGCAAATGTTCCAGGAAAAGCTTGGGAATCAGCTGTGCCTTAGCAACAATGCTTTTGCACTGATCGTTCGAGATGAGAATGGATATGCAGAGCAGATGTATCCGATTCCGGCAACAATGGTGGAAGCGATATATGGAGATACAGGGGAGCTTTTTCTGAGATTCACTTATAAGAATGGAAAAGCAGGTACCTTTCGGTATTCGGATATTATCCACTTACGCCAGGATTATGAGGGAAATGATATCTTCGGAGAAAATCCGGCACCGGCACTGGCTCAGCTAATGGAGTGTGTTGGATACATTGACCAGGGAATTGTGAAGGCAATTAAAAATTCCGGAATTATCCGTTGGCTGCTGAAATTTACCAGTTCCATGCGTCCGGAAGATGTAAAAACCAATGTAGAACAGTTTGTAAAGAATTATCTTGCTGTTGAAACGGATACTTTCGGAGCAGCTGGTGTGGATGCTAAGGTTGACGCAAAGCAGATTGAGGCAAAGGACTATGTTCCGAATGCGTCACAGACAGATCGGATCACAGACCGGATCTATTCTTTTTTCAACACCAACAAACATATTGTGCAGTCAGATTGGAATGAAGATCAGTGGACTGCATATTATGAAGCGGAAATTGAACCAGTTGCAATACAGCTTGGGAAAGAGCTTACAACAAAGCTCTTTTCACCACGAGAGAGAGGCTGTGGAAATTACATCACATATGAATCCAGCAACCTTCAGTGCGCAAGCATGAGCACAAAACTTGCATTTCAGTCCATGGTGGATAGAGGCGCAATGACACCCAATGAGTGGCGTGCAATCTTGAATCTGGCACCTATTGAGGGCGGAGATAAGCCAATCAGGAGACTGGATACCCAGGTGGTGGACATGTTGGAAAGTATGCTTAACAAAATGAACAGTGAAAATTACCGCGAAATGACAGGCTTAATGGGGCAATTGTTAAAAGCTGCTTATATAGAGATGCATGGAGGTGAAAAGAAAGTTGAAACATAGAATTGATGTCAGAGGAGCAATGATACCAAATGACTACAAATGGTATTATGACTGGTTTGATGAAGACAGTACATGTCCGAGAGACGTAATGAAGGTTTTATTGGCAGCAGTCCCAGGAGATGAGATTGAGGTATATATCAATTCCCCAGGCGGAATAATCGATGTTGGATCTGAGATTTATACCTTACTCAGGAGCGCTGCGGAAAAACACGATGTGCGTATATACATTATGGGGGAGGCTTGCAGTGCTGCTTCCATAGTGGCATGTGCCGCTTATTGTGAAATGTCTCCAACGGCACTCATGATGGTGCATTGTGTATCTTCAGGAGCCAGGGGAAATCACAGTGATATGGAGCACATGGCAGAAGTCCTTAGAACTGCTGATCAGGCATTGTGCACGGCATACACTGCAAAAACTGGAATGTCCGAGTCGGACGCACTGGAAATGATGGAAAATGAAACCTGGCTTACTGCTGAACAGGCGAAAGAACGAGGCTTGATTGACAAGGTGATGTTTCAGGAGCCGGAAGAAAAGCAACCTTTCGTTGCTGCCGTAAATTTCCACTTGCCATCATCTGAGCAGATGGCGAAAGTAAAAGCTATGATGGAAGCTGATACAGGGGATGGCGGAGAGAAAGAAAAAGCTGTAAAAATAGCCAGGGCAAGAGCTGAATTATTATCTTTGGCTGAAAGAAAATTAATGGATTAACAGGAGGAATGAGAGATGACTTATAACGAGTACACAGAAAGTCGTAAAAACCTTATCACAGAGGCTAACGGTCTTATCAATGAAGGAAAACTGGATGAAGCAAATGCCAAAATGGAAGAGGTAAAAGCTCTGGATGAAGAGTGGGACAAGACTGCAGAAGCAATGGCAACTGCAAAAGCTCTGGAAGGTAACCAGCGTACATTCAACGTCCAGGATCTGAATGATTCCGTAGCAGCGGCTGCTGCAAGTGGTGGAGAGGCCACAGCGAAAATGAGCTTTGTACAGGAGGCTGCTGGCGGCCTAGAGAATGATCAGCATAGTACTGATGCCTATAAAATGGCATGGGCTAAAACAATGATGGGAAAAACTCTTACTGCAAAAGAAACAGAGATTATGGAAAAAGCAAATGCATATACCCATACAACTGAAAATGCTGGAGTGGTTATTCCAAAAACAGTAGCTGACGGTATCTGGGATATGGTAGAAGAGCTGTATCCGTACTGGAACGATATTCAGAAAACCTATGTCAAAGGCAACTACAGCGTTCCAATTGGAGATGAATCCACTGCTGCCGCATGGTACGAAGAGGCAGACGTAACTGCAGATGGAAAAGATACACTGAAGGAGCTTGCACTGAATGGCTGTGAATTATCCAGAAGCGTAACTATTTCCTGGAAACTGAAAGAGATGTCAATTGATGATTTTATTAATTATATCCAGCGGAAACTGGCAAGAAAAATTGGTGCAGGGCTTGGATATGGAGTAACCCACGGTAAAGGAAAACCAAGTGCAAGCGATCAGTTCAAGTCGGAACCCTTGGGTGTAGTTACAGCACTGGAAAAGGAAGATAAGACACCACAGATTACAACTTATGAGAAAGGAAAGCTTGCATACCAGGATTTGACCAATGCGAGAGCAAAGGTAAAAGTCGGGGCGAATGAGCTTAAGATTTATGCTAATTCCACTACTATCTGGAGTGAACTGGCAAATGTGACTGATAAAAATGGAAAACCGATTTTTATTCCGGATCCATCTGCCTCCGGTGTATTTAGAGTGCTTGGAATGATGGTAAAACAGGATGATTCCATGGAGGACGGTGAAGTCCTGATGTCCAGCCCATATGTAGGCTATCAGGCAAACGTAAACAAAGACCTTACGGTAATGACTGAGGATCACGTAAAAGCCAGAAACACTGATTATTGTGGATATGCTATCGCGGATGGTGGTGTTATTTCTACAAAGGCACACTCTCTGTTGAAACATACCGTGACAGAAGCTACAAGTGATACAGATCAGAAAACTCAGGCGGGGGAATAACAAGCCGGGCAGCAGCGGCGACAAATACTGTTGACTACAGTGCCTACACAATAGCACAGTTGAAAGCAGCAGCCAAGGAAAAAGAAATCCCAGGATATTCTAAAATGAAAAAAGAAGAACTGCTGGAGGTGCTTATGAATGATGTTTTCTGAAAATCTGATTCAAGACCTTATGAGAACAGTTCGGGGAAAATCTCAGGTGACAAAGCTGGACGTCACGGATCTTGCAGAGGCGTGTGTAGTAGATCTTAGCTTGGTGGGAGTATATGTAACCGATCCAGAAGAACCCTTGTGTAAGCAGGCTTTAAAACTTTATTGTAAGGGGCATTATGGATATGACAAAGATCAAGAAACATTCAGGGCGGCATATGCCGCCCTGAGAGATTCTATGGCGCTTTCTGGAGATTACGGTAAAAAAGAGGTGAACCAGAATGGATGAAGAAGCAAAGCTTCTGGTAGTGAAAAATGCGAAGGATAAAGATGGATTTGCGGAGGAAAGCATCACGGAAGAATACCCAGTTTATGTAACTGAAAAATCTGCTACAAGATCTGAGTATTACGCAGCTTTACAAGCAGGAATTCAGATTAAGCTTGTGCTTGAAATGAGACTGGAAGACTGGGAACAGACTGCGCACCTATCGGGAAACAGAAAGGAATATGCTACACAGCTGGAATATGACGGTGCTGTATATGATATTTTGAGAACCTACAGGACAGATAAGGCAAAAATAGAAATCATATGCACATAGAGGTGAGAAGATGAATGTGAACCAGAAAATTGAAAATGCACTTTCGGACTTGGCAGCAGGAAATATTTGGCCGCTGGCGTGTCCGTTAGAGGAAAAACCGAATACATTTGCAGTATATATGATTGAGCGGACAACCCCGGCGGATTATGGAGATGATTCGCACTGTGAATGGATTCAACACCTGGAAATCACATGGTTTTCTCGTTCTGCATCCGGGAGCAAAAGGAAACCGGTTAATTACCTGGCAGCCGAAGAAAAGATTATTGCAGCGCTTGAAACAGCAGGGTTCACAGTCAAGAATTCTATTCCTGGCTATGAAGGGGATACTGGTTATACAACTTGTACCATTACATTTTGCATTAGGAAGGAGCAATGAAGCAATGGCAAAGTGCAGGGTGGATTCCATGGATGATCTGCTACAGACACTGGAGAATGCTGCAGATGTTGACTCAATATCAGAAGAAATGCTCACAGAAGGAGCGCAGGTCCTTCAAAAGAACATTCGTGAAGAGATAACCAGCGCAGCGGACCGCGGATATGCAACAGGAGAACTGGCAAGCTCGGTGATACCAGATACTCCAGAGAAAAATGCGTTTGGTCATTACGTTAGTGTCAGACCGGTTGGAATTGACAGTAAAGGCGTAAGAAACGGAGAAAAGTGGGGATATCTGGAGAATGGAAACGGAGGTAATCAGAAACCTCACCCATTTGAAGATAGAGCAACAAAAAGATCAGAGACTGAATGTACAGAGAAAATGCAGGAAGTATTTAATAGACATATAAACATATAGTAGGAGGATATTAACATGGCTAAAATTGGATTTGAGTACATTGTAGCAGCAAAATTAGATACAGAGGCGTCTGTAAGCAAAGCAACAGCAAAGTATACGGAAGCGAGAGTAATTGGTCCGGCAGCAAATGCAAACTTTACTATTAACACCAGCGATGTAAAAGATTATGGTGATGATAATGTAGTAGAAACAGACGTATCCCCGACAGGTGGTACAGCTTCACTGGAACTGAATGAGCCAACTATGAAGAATGAAGGGTGGCTGCTGGGACATACAGTGACAGAAGATGATGGAATGGTCAGAAATGCGAACGATATTCCGCCATATGTAGGTATTGGATTTGTTGGGAAATCTGTCCGGGCACATGAAGCAGTATTTAAAGCAAAGGTTTATTTAAAAGTACAGTTTAAAGAACCAAATGATGAGAATGCAACCAAACAGGACACTGTAACATTTACACATACAACAATGGAAGGTAATTTATACACTTTGCAGAATGGTGATATGAAAGCCGAAAATGAGTTTAAAACACTTGCGGAAGCAAAAACATATGTGAATAAAATTCTTGGAGTTACCGATTCTTCAACCGGTAAGTAAGGAGTAAAACATGGGCATATTTAAACCAAGAGGAGTGGCAATTGTTTTGAATGGAGAGGAAAGACATTTCCTCTTCACTCTCAACATGATTGATCAGATTGAAGAAAAGTATGACAAACCATTAATGGAAGTGCTTGAGGATGTAGCAAATGACACAGGGAATGGACATTTGATGCGCGATATTGTGGTCATACTTCTGAATGACGAAGCAGAGCGAAATAAACGTATGAAGGCAAGCGTTGAATACTCAACTGTGACAGAAGCAGATGTGGGAGACATGATTGGGCTTGACAATTATTATGAAGTTATGAAAGCGCTTCTGAAAGCCTATGGAATATCCATGCCAGAGGTAGATGAGGACGAGGACCCAAACCAGAAGAGCGGGCAAATGAAAAGCTGAATATTGCCCGCATAGTTTACATCGGAATGACAAAATTGTATTATACGGAATCCGGAGTGCTGGATATGACGCCCAGGAAATTTTACAGGATGTATGATGAATATTTAATTATGAATGGGCTGAAGAAAGAAATTGATTCAGCAATTGATGCATTACCATAGGAGTGTTCATGTAAGGTGAACACTCCTTTTGTTATGCTTAAAAGGAGTTAAAATGGCAAAAAAAGAAGTTGGAATTACGCTGGCGCTCGGCGGGGAAAAAGAATATACACAGGGATTTTCAAATGCTGTAAAGGTTACGAAAATGCTGCAGGCAGAAACCAAAAGCCTTGCGCAGGAATTTGAAGGAAGCGCAAACTCCATGCAGGCCTTGCAGTCTAAGCAGGAAAACTTAATCCGGCTGCAGGACTCTTTTAAGCAGAAACTAAATGCAGCAAATACGGGACTTGGAAATGCAAGAAAGCAATATGAGGAGCAGGCAAAGGCAGTAGAAACGCTTAAGGAAAAGCTTGATATTGCACAGAAATCCCTGGACAAAATGAAGGAGCAAGGCGAGGAAGGCTCCGATTCTTATAAAAAACAGGAAAAAGCAATTGAAGAGCTGAATAATGCCCTTACAAAGCAGACGACAAACATGTTGAATGCACAGGGTCGTGTAACGGACTGGAATAAGAAAGTAATTCAAGCTGAGGCTGATGTGCGCAAAAACAGTAAGGCACTTGAAGAGAATAGAAAGTATCTCGAGGAAGCCAAAAACTCAGCAGATGGATGTGCTACAAGCATTGATGAATTCGGAAAATCCGTAAAACAGGCAAACACTGAAGTTGATGATTTAAATACAAATGCAGGAGAAGCTGGCGAAGTATTTACTGGAATTGGTGAAAAAATTGCCAGTGCTGTTGTAATGAAAGGTGTATCTGTTGCGGCAGATGCACTTGGTACTTTAAAGGATAAGGCTGTTGAAGCGGCTGAGTATGTGGTAGAGGTAGGAAGCTCTTTCGAAGCTGGAATGAGTGAAGTGGAGGCTATCTCCGGAGCTACTGGTTCAGAACTGGAAACACTGGAATCCAAGGCGAAGAGTCTCGGCAGCAGCACGAAATTCTCTGCTACCGAAGTTGCTGGTGCAATGACAAACATGTCCTTGGCAGGATGGTCTGTTAACCAGACCCTTTCTGGTATTGATGGTGTTCTGCAGTTGGCAGCCGCTTCCAATATGGATCTGGCAGATGCATCTCAGGTGGTTACAGACAATATCAGTTCATTTAATCTGGAAGCCTCACAATCAACCCATATAGCCGATATGATGGCATATGCACAGGCGAACAGTTCCACCACGGCAGCAGAACTGGGCGAGGCGTATAAGAACTGTGGTGCCAATATGAACGCTGCCGGACAGGACATTGAGACAACAACCTCTTTCTTGGAGGCATTGGCTAACAATGGTCTCCGAGGCAGTGAAGCTGGTACGTCTTTAGCTGCAGTAATGCGAGATATGACCAGCAAGATGAAAGACGGAAAGATTGCTATTGGCGATACATCTGTAGCAGTCATGGATTCCAGCGGAAACTTCCGCGATATGACAGATATCCTGAAAAATGTAGAAAATGCTACAGATGGAATGGGAGATGCCCAGAAACAGGCGGCTCTCATGTCAACCTTTACATCTGATTCCATTAAGGGATTGAATATGCTTCTTAATACTGGTGCTGATCAGGTGGCAGGCTATGAAGATAGTTTGAGAAATTGTTCTGGTGCTGCTTCAGATATGGCAGATACAATGCAGGATAATCTGCAGGGTAAATTGACAGAGCTTAGTTCTGCTACAGAAGGGCTGGGTATTGCGGTATATGATTATATATCAGGTCCTCTGCAGGGCGGAGTGGAATTGTTGACTGATGTAGTATCTGGATTAACAGACGCGATTACTCCTCAGAAGGATGCAATGGAAGACATGTACGATAGTGTCATTCAGTCTTCTGAGGATCTAAAGAATAATATGCAGTCCATAGATGATCAGTTTACTGGAGCTATGAACGGTGCAGAGAATGTTGGAAATTTGGCAACGCGTCTGGAAGAGCTGAACAATGTGCAGGATAGAACTACAGTACAGCGCCAGGAAATGGCGGCTATTGTAGATCAGTTATCCCAGAGCATACCGGAACTTCAAGGAGCGTATGATTCGGAAAATGATACTCTTTCCGTAACTAATGAAGAGTTGGAAAAGCTGGTAAAAAATTATCAGCAGACTGCAGTTCAGCAAGCAGTAATGGCTGCTACTCAGGATTTGGTAAATCAGAAACTGGAAGCCCAGGTGCAAATTGATAAGGCAGAAGACCAGAAAAAGTCTGTAGAAGCACGGAAGAAGCTGCTACAGGACGAATTAGATTTGATAAATCAAGTAAAAGAGCATGAAAATGATATCAATATTGCTCTGCAGAATGGACTTGAATTTGATGCAGACAGCGCTATTGATTATCAGACTGAAGCCTTAAAGATGTACAAACAGGCTCTTGATGATGGCGTTATTTCCCTGGAAGAGTATCAAATGGCCGAAAAGGCGATTTCGAATGATCAAATGGGAAATCGTTTTGAAGCGCTTACAGGCACAATTACACAGAGTGGAGATGCAACTGGAGTTCTGGCTACCAGTGTAGGAGAATTACAGGACAAAGAAGATGCGTTAAATAGCACTATTGAGGATAATACTCAGTTACAGAAAGATGCAGATGAAAGCATTCAGAGCGTAACGGATAGTGCAAAAGAATTGTTTGATGTAAAAGTTGATGGTACCGAATCAACAGAAGACAACACAAAGGCGCAAGAAGAAAATGCCGATGCAATCAATGCAACCGGAATAGCGGCAGCGGGAGCTGGTACAGCCCTGGAAGGGCTCAACAAAACTATGGAACGCTCCCAGGAAGCCGCGGATGCTGCTAAGTCTGCCATGCGTCAGATCCTGGACGAATACAATTCCACCATGGATTCTATCAAGACTGATTTGCAGGATAAAATCAGTTTTGCAGATAAATTCGATGGTGGGGATGATATCACCACAGAGCAGATGAACGAAAACCTGCAGTCCTGGGTGGATGGAATCCAGAACTATCAGCAGAATCTCCAGCGCCTAAAAGAAGCCACAGATGAGAGCGGGCAAGCGATCTTTTCCGCAGAGTTTATCCAGGCAATCCAGGAGCAAGGAACTGATGCAGCTAATATGCTCCAGCACATGGTATGGACTCTGGATAACCAGGGAGAATACGGTGTTGAACAGCTGAAAGGTATCTCCAAGAAGTGGACTGATGCCATGGACATTTCTGAGGATACAGCAACGGTGATGGCGGCAAACAAGACCGCTTATGAGTTGGCAGTGGGAGAGCTTGGCTCCACAGATTATGATTTTTCTGATCTGCGCGAGTCCATTGACAATGCCGTTGCTTCGGCTGCAGAAGGCTGGGCTGAGCTTCCGGCAGCCACACAGGAATCTCTCATGCAGACTGTCCAGATGGCGCAGGAATGCGGTGTACAGATCCCAGAGGGACTTGCAGATGGAATTGCAAGCGGTGAGATAACCCCTCAGCAGGCAATAGATCAGCTGAACGGAACTATTGAAGGAACAATCCAGGGCGTGGCAGAAATTGCCAATAAAGCCGGTATCCAAATACCGGAAGAAATCCAGGCAGGTATAAATGCAGGTGGTACACAGGCGGTTACGGCAATGCAGGAACTGCTAACCCTAATCCAGCAGCAGGCAGCAGATGCACAATCTGCAGGTGAAGATGTGGGTACTGCTGTAGGAGAAGGAACCCAGAATTCAATTAAAGATCAGCAGTCTGGCGTTGAACAGGCTGGTGGCGAGATGGCGTCCGCCGGAGCGAAGGCAGCCGAAGAGAAAAAAGGCGAATATGAGAAAGCCGGAACGGTAGCCGCTCAGCTGTATCAGACTGGTATAAATTCCGGAAAAAGTGGCGCAATCAGCGCTTCCGGAACCATGGCAAGCCAGGCAGTGGCCGCGGTTCGGACCTATCAGAATAGCTTTTACACTGCGGGATACAACGCGGCTGCTGGTGTAGCACAAGGTATATCAGCAGGCCAGTCCCAGGTCATCAGCGCTTCAATAAGAATGATCAATGCAGGTATTGCCGCAGCCAAGGCTGCAGCAGAGATCCATTCTCCATCAAAGAAATTTGAGAAAGAAGTCGGCTATCAGTTACCTGCAGGTACTGCGTCTGGTATAACTAAAAACACAAAGGTAGCAACTGCAGCCGCTGGAAAAATGTCCCAGTCTGTGTTGAAAAACGCCACCAGCTGGCTTAAGCAATACAATAAGAGCCATGAAGCTTCCCTGGACAATGAAAAATGGTACTGGCAGCAGATACGTGATACAGCTGTGAAAGGATCCACGGCCTATAAACAGGCAACCGCTCAGCTCAATAAGCTTAACAGCAGTTCCACGATCAGCAAGGCACTGAGCAGCAGTATAAAGAACAATTTTGGTGTATCCAAAGAAAAAGTTACCGGATCCGGAGATAATCAAAAGAAAACTACTAAGGATGCAGAAACTTATAACTCTGAGGTTCTCAGTGCTGCTGAAAAACGGCTGGAAAAGTACAAGACATTACATGCTACCTCTTTAGCCCAGGAGAAAAATTACTGGACCACCGTTCGAAAGAATTTAAAGAGCGGAACTGATGCCTGGTATGAAGCAACACAAAAGATCCAGGAACTGGACACTCAGATCTACGAGGAAAAGCAGGAGAAGCAGGAAGAGGCAGCCAAAGCCAGAGAGGAAGCTGCAAAGACCCAGGCTTCAGTACAGAAATCCCTTTTGGAGACCTACCAGACCTATTATTCCATGTCCGCCAGGGCAGAGATGGAATATTGGAATATTGCCAGAAAACAGTTCACAGCCGGCACGGATGAGCGCATAGAAGCAGATAAAAAGTACCTGGAAGCCAAAGAAGATTACGAAAAAGAACAGCTGCAGCTTGATGAAGATTACAATGATAAGCGGGAAAAGCTTGAAAAAGAACTAAATGAGACCATACAGGATCTGGAAGAAAAAAGGGACAGCGTCATAGCTGATCGGAAGAAAGACATCCTTTCATCCATGAATAACTATGATGCCTGGGATGCTTCCGGATATACTGCAGATCGTCTGATTTACAATATGAATACCCAGGTTGAAGGACTGAAACTGTGGGAAAACCAGTTACAGGAACTGAGCGGAAAGGGACTTTCAGAGGGGCTGCTGCAGGAATTGAAAGATGCAGGACCAGAAGCAGCCGCCAATATTTACAGCCTGAATCAGATGACTGCAGAGCAGCTGGATGAATTTAACAAGCTTTGGGAAGAAAAGCAGGAGATAGCAGACCGGCAGGCAAAAAAAGATACACAGGCTACGCGGGATGCTATTGACCAGCAGATAAGTGACACCA